GAATTAGATAAACACGCATTATCATTTCATGATAGTGATCCTGATCTTCCTAGTGCTGGAGATGAATTAAAAATTTCGCTTCCTATTATAAAAGAATTAGAAACTATATTCCCTGTTGTAGATTTATTAGATTCTAATCATGGAAGTTTAGTGTATAGACGATCACTCAAATACGGAATACCTAAAGCTTATTTAAAACATTATAATGATTTTTTAAATGTTGGCAAAGGTTGGGTTTGGCATGACGATCTTACTATTAAAACTTCTACTGGCCCAGTTTATTTTTGTCATGGCAAAGTAGCTGATGTATTAAAACTTGCTCAATCTATGGGTATGTCTTGCGTACAAGGACATTATCATTCTAGTTTTAATATTAAATATTATGGAAATAGTTTAGGTTTATATTTTGGTTTACAAGTTGGTTGTTTAATTGACAAAGATTCTTTAGCTTTTAGATATAATAAAACACAACGTGCTAGACCTCTTATTGGATGTGGTGCTATAATTGATGGATTACCAAAATTAATACCAATGGTCTTAGATAAACATGGCAGATGGTGCGGAAAAATTTACTCCTAGAGGAGTTAGAAATAATAACCCAGGAAACATTAAAAAAAATAATGTTCGTTGGTTAGGTTTGTCTGAAGAACAAAATGACGAAACCTTTTTTCAATTTACTGATGCCAAATATGGTATTAGAGCTTTAATGAAAATTCTATTAACCTACAGATTTCAACATGGATTAACTAACATTTGGTCTATTGTTGAAAGATATGCTCCTTCATCTGAAAATAATACTGAAGCATATAAAAACTATTTAGTAAATGAAACAGGTTATGGAATGTTACAAGAAATTAAATTTACTATAGATGATTATTTACCTGTAGTTAAAGCAATTATTGTAATGGAAAATGGCACAATGCCATATGATGAAGAAACAATTATAGAAGGAATGAAACTCGCATGGTAAAAACAGCAGCATGGCAACGCAAAGAAGGTAAAGATCCTAAAGGTGGTTTAAATCGTAAAGGTATTGCTTCATATAGAAGACAAAACCCAGGATCTAAATTAAGCATGGCAGTAACTACCAAGCCATCTAAACTTAAACCTGGATCTAAAGCAGCAAAACGTAGAAAATCATTTTGCGCTAGAATGTCTGGTATGAAACGCAGATTAACTTCTGCCAAAACAGCTAGAGATCCTAATTCAAGAATTAATAAATCTTTAAGAAAGTGGAATTGTTAATGTTACCTGCTTTAAATATAATTGCACCTTTAGCCAAAATACTATTTAATACAGTTGATAAAGCTATTTTAGATAAAGATCAGGCTGAAAAATTAAAAGCACAATTAAATACACAATTACTACAATCGGGAACTGAAGAACTTAAAGCTGCCGCATCTATAGTAGAAGCAGAAGCTAAGTCTAATTGGTTTGTTGCTGGATGGCGACCTACTTTAATGTATGTATTAATATTTATTCTTATTTGGAATTACATACTAGGGCCTGTATTAAAACTATTTACAGGAACTATTATTACATTTGAGTTGCCTGGAGATGTTTGGACTTTATTACAAATTGGACTTGGTGGATATGTCATTGGCAGATCTGGTGAATCTATTGCAAGGACATTAGTTAATAAATGACTTTTGGTGATGATCCTTTTGGAATTAGAAATAAACCAAAAAATAAAGGGATCACACCCTTACAATTTTTTATTATCTATTTAATTATGTGGTATTTATTCTCACATCACTTTTTTTAATGAACTGTATATATAAACTTTATTGTGGATTTTGTTGTTTACTTAAACAATGTAAATGCATTAATGAAAAAAAATAGTATATTACTAATTGGCAAGTGTAATGACTGTTGGAAAAATATATTTAATAATACAACTTTTATTGTATTAGCAAATCGTAAAAGACTATGTTGGGATTGTTATTGTAAAACATTTAATAATCCCTCTCTAATATCATCTCTAAATAATGTATAGCTTTTAATATATCTTCTTTGCCATTTTTATTTTTATGGCGACATATATATTTAATAGCATTACCTTCTGCAAATAAAAGTTTATTACTATTTATAAATGTTGCTGGTTGTATAACCATATCTTTATAATGAGATCCGCCAATTTGTTTATCAGTTGTTACATTAAAAAATTTAGGATTTGTCATTATTTAGTTTTACAACTATTCGTTTATTATTTCCAGTATAAAATAATACGTCATACTGCTCTTGTGTAAATTGATAATAACCAATGAACATTAAGTTTTTTATTTTATCTTTTATATATTCTGGATTATATCCTGCTATTTCTGTTATATAACAAAAGTCTTCAGACATGGTAGTTAACCATTCTATAGCTTCATGTTTGTATTTTAAATGTCTTTTATCCAAACCTTTATATGAAGCATCTTCAATAGCTTGAATAATAATTGCACAGAAAAGTCTTTTTTCTTTATTTATTTTATTCGATGGGTTTAATAGTGTCTTTACAAATGACTTCATAAGTTGTTCTATATTTGCCACTTGCATCAGAACGCCACTTTAAATCTGATGTTTTTAATTTGTTAAATTTTTCCATCGCTTCTTTTTCGTTTTTTGCATCTATTTCTATAGTTCCCATCATAGTTGTATAATGTTTAAATAGATAGATCATATTTTATTATTTCTACGACTAGCTTCTAAAGTTCTCCATACATCTATAATTAATTGTTCTTTAGCTCTTTTATTTTCCATTGCACCTACTTTTTCAGCTAAAGCAGCTTTCTCTTCTATATGTTGTTTATATACATCAGAAGCATAAAATCTTTGTTCTTTTAATGATATTGAATTATCAGTATCATTATTTATAATATTTAAAGCTTTATCTCTTTTAGATTTATCTTTTAAATACTCTAATCCTGAAGACAATTTAGCATGTTCTTCATCAGTTTCTGATATAAACTTTAAAGCTTCTTCAAGTATTTTTTCAGTTATAATTATTCATCAAATGATTCCTCTCTTGGTACAAATGGCAAATCTACTAATTTATATGGTTTGCCAAACTTAGAAGCAAACTCTTTATTACCAGGTTTGTATTTTAATAATTCTGTTGCTGTCATAGTCATGACATCATCATTATACCTTAATTCAATACCACCTTCTTTAATTGCTGCTCTATGTTCATAATCTCTAATAGATGCATATTTGCCTTGCCATAATTTTTTAACAGTTTTTAATAACATTCTTTCCTCATTATTGGCGTACCTCCTAGAGGGGATCTAAGAGGTACGTAAGTTTAATTTAAAATGGTACTTCTTCTGAAGTTCCCAATTCAGCAGATAAAATTTTTCTAGAAAGTTTATCTACTTCTACAAACACATTGTCGTATTCACTAGCTTCTTTATGTGGCAATACTGAAGATAACAAATTAGACATAGTTAATCTGTATTTTTCTTTCCACTGATCAGTTGGATTCTGAACACTAGAAACTTTTACTGCAGTTGTAGATGATGTTATAGATTGTGGTTTGCTTTCTTTAGCTTCACTCCAATCTAATGGCTCAATCTTTATACATGATTGATTATTAGAACCAGCTTTTTTAATTTTATAGCCAGTTACTTTTACCCTATCACCTTTGTTCATTTGTCTACAATTCTGAGGTACAAATAATTTTCTATCTGTTTGGTCATCCAATTTGACAGATAACCAATACTTGACTGGATTCTCATCATCATGAATGTCTTTTAACCCCTGTATCGTAGCTTCATACGACTCAACATTTTCACTCATTGTTCTCCTTTTGTTTATTTTGTTTATTATACGTTTTATATTTTCCATGCTTTATTCCAAATATTCATAGCAAATTCTTTAGCTGATGTCATTCCTTTTCCCCAACGGAAGTTATCCATTGTTAATGGAAACATTTTAACAACATCTTCTTTAGATTTAGCTATAGAGCAAATATGTTCTATGGAATGAAATACTTGCACCAAATCTATACTTGGAATTCTATCTACCATATCTATGGCTTCTTGGTCTTTTGCAGACGTATACAATAACATAGTTGGTTTGTTATACATCTTTTTATATAAATACTGTTGTCTTACATCACTATCTTTTGGATACCAATTAGCATCTAATTTACCAGATTTTAATCTTTTAAGATAAGCTGTTGCTTTAGTATCTATAATTACATCTTCAAACTCAAAGTCTGTAATACACTTAATAGGATATTTTAATGTATTTATATTAATTATTTTTTCATTTTGATATGAAACAACTTTACCAAATTCTTTTAATGAATTAGTAAATCGTACAGCAATTTCTTGACACCAATGTAATTCTTCACATTCTATTTCTTCTGCATTTGTTTTAGTATTATGTGCTTCTGCATACAATCTTCTAAATGCAGATTCAGCATCAGATTTAATTAGATCTTCTGTAGTTTCTGCTTTTAATCCTTCTTGTGCAGCTTCTTCTGCAGCTAAACCCATAATCATTCTTGGGTTTGCTGGTTCATTATAATCATATAATTCTGTTATAATCCAATATGCTGGACTATCTATAAAAGCATTGCCTCTACTAGCACTATGCCTATAATCTTCTCGTAATATACTCATATATCTCCTTTATTTTTAAAACAAATCACTTAAATAAACATTAACTATTTAATGTTAATTAGCAATCTTTTTGTGTTATATTAACTACACAAGCTAGTTAATATAATACTATTCTTTTCTAGACTTTTTTTTTAAAATACGTATTAATGTAATATGATCCCTAAACAAAAAAAATTTAGAAGTAAAAAGTATTTGATGTGGGTTGCTAATAAACCTTGTTTATTATGCATGACAGAACCTTGCCAAGCACACCATATTACAATTGCTGAACATAGAGGTTTTGGTCAAAAGGTATCTGATAATTACACTATACCCTTATGTTATCCACATCATCATTTATTACATATGACAGGTGAACGTAAGTTTTGGCAAAAATTAGGTATAAATCCTAAATTTTATTCTGAATTGTTATATATTACTTATAATCAAAATAAATTA